CCACACTAGACAAAATGATAGGAACAGACTTTTTTAATAAACTTCCTAAATTTCCAGTATCGGATAAGATTGTTAGTATTGCTATACAAGCCGGCGGCGGATATGGTATTATTTCAAGTCCGTTACGTAATGATTTTAAGAATTCAGAAAGATGGAAACGTGAATGGATTAAAAGAGAATTAAACCCACAACCAGAAGAAATTTTTATTACACCAAACAAAGCCGTACATGCTGTTACAAATGGCGTTCCTAATGTATTGATTGATGACAGAGGGGACAATATCAGTAAGTGGGAGGCTGCTGGCGGAATTGGTATTAAGTTCCAAGCAGATGAGGATTCACTTAAAGTAATACTTGATGGATTGAAAAGAGCAAGACGTATCGGCGATGGTGATGAGAAATTAGAGCCGCAAAAATTAAAAAGTCGTAACTTGGGTAGTATGATTGCTACAGATAAAGAAGAAAGCATTAACAACGAAAGTAATTTAGTATTACCCGTAAGTTCTGTTAGAGGGGTTGTTGTTGATCTTATTAAAGATAAAATTGAAAAAGAAAGAGATCTACAAAAAGTTTCAACCTGGTTAAAATTTATCGTAGGAAAAACTATTAAAGCCAGAGGAGATCGATATACGATCACAAGTGAAGATGTACTACAAGCATTAACAGTAATCAAAGAAAGCATCGACGAAGATTTTGAAAATGTAGCAGATATTGATTTGACTAAAGCACTTGATACAATGGCTCAAAACGCAGTTAGCGGAGAACGATTAAAAGATGTTTTTATTATGCGTAACAAACATAATATGACATTTAAACAAATTGGGGATGAGATTGGTACAGGACTTGATCGTGCTAGACAAATTTATCAAAGAGCATTACGTAACCTAAGATTTCTTTTAAAAGACTATGTAAAAGAAAACTTTGCTGATGGTAAAGTAAATGAGGTTTTAGACAAGCCTGCGCCTTATACTTGGAGTAAAGATGAATTTGGATTTCCAACAGCAACAGCCAAAGACCTAGGATTACATATTGCGTTCGATGGCAGGAATCAACCGGATTGGGAAGTATCGTTTTATAGAGAACAAGATAACGGCAATGTTGTTATGAATCGTCCAACAGGACAAGGACGAGAATTTCAAGTGTTTGCTACAGTTAATGCCGCGATTAAAGATTTTATAAAAATGCACCCTGATGCAGAGGGTCTTACGCTTGATGCTAGAAAAGACGGTGGCGTAGATGGCCAGGGCAGAGTAAGTTTATACAGAAGAATGATGNACANCTATGCTAAAAAACTAGGTTGGGNATTTNAAGAATGGGACCAAGGACAAATGGTTATGATGGGAATATACAAGCCTAGAACTAACGAAAACTTTGCTGATGGTAAAGTAAAAGGCAAAAGCAGACCAGGGCGTGTAAAACGTTCAGGTGCTAGTTGTAACGGTAGTGTGACAGATTTACGCAAACGTGCTAAGAACGCAAGTGGGGAAAAGGCCAAAATGTATCACTGGTGTGCGAACATGAAGTCGGGGAAGAAAAAGTAAAACTATATGAACCCATTTGTAGAAGCAGAATTTTATGTACAAGGAGTAATGTCAATGATTGGAACTGAAAGATACTGTAATAAATGTGGTCATCGTTGTCATTGTTATCAACCCGATTGTGATGAGTGTGTTAATGATGTATGTACAAATTGCCAATGTAAGAACGAAAAAGATATACCTTCATCGTTTACAAAAGAGAATGTATAATGAAAATTAGAGATATTATAACCGAAAAAGCAGTAAGCAAAAAGCAACAGCAGTTCTTTGGTATAGTACGTGCTATGCAGAAAGGTGACATGCCTAAAGACGGCGAAGCTGGTAAAGTTGCTAAAGATATGAAAAAGTCTGATGTTAAAGATTTTGCCAGTACCAAACATAAAGGTTTGCCGAAGAAAAAGAAAACAGAAGCCGCAGGTGTTGGTATAGTAACTAAACAAAATGCTACTGCTGATGTTCCTGTAGGCGGCGAGTATAATAACGTTTCAAAAATGTTTCCAAAGAAAAAGCGTAAAGCTAAAAAGAAATAAATACATTATGAAGTACAAAGAGCTAATAAAAGGTTTTAAACTTTGGAAGGTAGGCGTTAAAGTAAATCTACCAAGTTACAGTCAAGTGATTGATACTACTGTGATAGCAAAGAATCAAGAAATGGCTCGTAGACTAGTAATAGCGCAATATGGCAAGAAAAGTATCATTAGACGTGTACAGGAAATAAAATGAAAATTAGAGATATTGTATTAGAGTATGCTTCAGAAGGATCTATCAATGCAGCTTCGGTTGGTTCAACAACTCCTGTTGCTAATCACAGCAAAGATAAATCCTATACAGGATCGCCTGGTAAGAGTGGCACAAAAGCACCAAAACAGCAAAAACCTAAATTTCACAAAGGTAAAGTTGGACCAAACGCTTTAGATGACGATAAATTGATGGCGGGCCAGGGTGTTCTTAAAAGAGGCTGAGAAAGATAAATACTAACATGAAACATAGTAAGATTATTCACGAAGGATCAGATGACGGTAGACCAGATCATGAAGCAGATATGGCTCGTTCGGAGTTGTATAGGCTAGCAGAATACTCTGTTAAACTGTTCAAAATGATTGAACCAGGAAGTAATTTAGAGGGCTGGACCGCATCAAAAATTACTAAAGCCGCTGATTATATTGGAAGCGTATATCATTATATGAAATATGAATCTAAATTCGGTGATGAGGATCAAGACGTTGATCGAGACGAAATGGATTATGACGAATCTATTAAAAAGGATCTTACCAATAAGTTAGCCGAGCAATGGCAAAACCGTAAACAAGGATAAAACAATGGACTTTAACGCAATCGTAAACAAACTAAGAGAAATTGAGCCTACAGATATTGCTAATCCCAATGCTGAAGCGCCAAAAGCAGACACTAAAGCACCAGTAGTACTAAGTGAAGCGGCACAACTACGTGTCAAAGCTGGTATTTCAACTGTACTTGCTGAATCAGCAAAAATTGAAGAAGCAAAAGGTTATTGCTCAGATAAATGCTGTGGTTCAGATGTAAAGTCAGAAGATTGTTCATGTGATCCATCTTGTAGTCATTGCGATTGTAACAACGTTAAAGAATCAGTAGAAGAAGCCGTTGACGATGCAACATTGATTGCTCAAGAATTGAAAAAGATGGGTGTATCATCTAATGCATCAGAAGACGAAATTTACGGCATGATTCCTAAAGCATTAAAAAGCCTAAATTTAGGAAGTGTTTTAAGACAGATGAATATATCAAAAGGTTATCGACAAGATATGGTCAATGATGTAATCGTTGCTTTTAGTGGCATGAAAGAATCAGTAGAAGAAGGCAAAATGCCACAAGCGGCACTTGATGCGTTAGCAAAGAAAAAAGGTAAAAAGGCTAAGAAAACTGGTGACGATCAGAAAGACGAGTCTACAGAAACAAAAACAAAGTCCAAAAAATTCGATGAAGAAGTTGAAGATATCCTAAGAACAGCAGAAGCAAAACTTGTTAAAGAAGCTAAGAAGAAGATGCCTATGGATGATAACGGTACGCCAAATGACAAGTCAGACGATAAGCCAGCTTTCCTTAAAGGAAAGAAAGACACTAGCAAAAAAGGCGCAGACAGCAAAGATAACAAGCCAGCAAAAGGGTTAAGTGCTAAACAAAAGAAATTACCAGCAGGATTACAAAAAGCTATTGCTAAAAAGAAAGGTGCTAAGACTGAATCAACAAAGACTACTAAAAAAGCAGTTGCTGAATCAATGAGCTTCTTAGATGCTATTAAGATTGTAAAAGAAAGCAATGGCGAAATGAAAGTTAATGCTGTAGACACTGCTATTTGGAATTGGGCAAAACGTGTTGCCGCTAGTACTGTAACCGAAGGCGGAATTAAGCAAGAAGCATACGCCGCTAAAGTTTACGAATCACGTGGCGGAGAGTGGGACGTTACTAAAAACATTATCTCAGAATAATACAAACCACATATTGGTAAAATTAGGCAGTTAAAATACTTGACTGCCTTTTTTTATGACTATATAATACATACATTAACTAGGAGAAAATCTATGCCAAGATCACATTATGGTCCAGAAGAAAAAGCAAAATTAGATCGTTTGATTAAAGAAGGAGCAACTGTCTTACAAGAAGTTGAAGACCTAACAGCCGGTCTTAAAGATACTGTAAAAGCAGTAGCAGAAGAATTAGAAGTAAAACCAAGCACAATTAATAAAGCAATTAAAATTGCGTTTAAAGATGAGTGGGCTAAACACGAAGAAGAATGGGAAGAAATTGAAGGCATTCTTGGCATTACTAACAACTTGCCAATGAAAGACGATACTACTTCATGAAACAAACCATATCAGACTTTTGGTTAAACAGTTACAACTCTGATAAAACAGCGTTCTACTTTGAGCTTGTTAGTTTTATATTTACAGTTGGTGCTAGTTTGACCTTAGCAGTTAACGCAAAGAACCCTAATATGCTAATAGTGTATCCGGGATTCTTTGTAGGAAGTCTTACACAAGCATACGCAAGTTATCGCAGAGGTTCAGCATGGGTTATGTTGCTAACTATGTACTTTGCTATTGTAAATGTATTCGGATTCGGCGTTGCTTCCAATTGGTGGTAATAAATAGTTTTGAGTAAGGTTTAATCAGCCATAAATGATTACTAGGTATTTGTCAACCGGAAATGACATAGGAGAAAATATATGAGTTATGTAGATGCTTTCTACAATCGTGATACCGATATTATTAATGTAGTCGAACGAGACACTAACGGTAAACGTCAATTTAAAGAATACCCCGCAAGATATCTATTTTATTATGCTGACCCTAGAGGTAAGTATCAAAGCATTTATGGTGATGCTCTTAATCGAGTAACTTGTAAAAATGTAAAAGATTTCCATAAAGAACAAAAAATCTATAGTAACAAAAAACTATTTGAAAGTGACATTAATCCTATTTTTAGATGTTTAGAGGACAATTATCTTAACCAAGATCCGCCTAAACTAAATGTTGCGTTTTTCGATATTGAGGTCGACTTTGATCCTGAGCGTGGCTATGCTAGTCCGGAAGATGCGTTTATGCCTATCACTTCTATTGCTATTCATTTACAATGGCTAGATACTTTGGTATGTTTTGCTATTCCGCCTAAGACTATGAATATGGAAGAAGCACAGAAAGCAATTGAAGGAATCCCTGATACTTATTTGTTCGACTCAGAAGCAGACTTGTTGGATGCGTTTTTAGATTTGATTCAAGATGCTGATATCTTAACTGGTTGGAACAGCGAAGGCTTTGATATTCCATATACTGTTAACCGTGTTATCAAAGTATTAAGCAAAGAAGATACAAGACGTTTCTGCTTATGGGATCAATTACCTAAGAAACGTGAGTTTGAAAAGTTCGGACGTAAGAGTGTTACTTACGACTTTATAGGTCGTGTACACTTAGACAGTTTAGAACTGTATCGCAAATATACTTATGAAGAACGTCACACATATCGATTAGACGCTATTGGCGAGCAAGAGATTGGTGAGAATAAAACTGTATATGAGGGTACCCTTGATCAGCTATACAACAACGACTTTAGAACATTTATTGAATATAACAGACAAGATACTGCTCTGCTAGATAAACTAGATAAAAAACTAAAATTCCTCGATCTTGCTAATACTGTTGCGCATGAAAACACTGTACTACTACAGACCACAATGGGTGCTGTTGCTGTGACAGAGCAAGGTATTATTAACGAAGCACACAGACGTGGTTTTATTGTTCCTAACCGTATTAGGCGAGAGCCTGGCAGTGAGCCTGCGGCAGGTGCGTATGTTGCGTATCCTAAAAAAGGCATTCACGAATGGATTGGATCCGTTGATATTAACTCACTGTATCCTAGTGCTATTCGTGCGCTGAATATGGGGCCTGAAACTATTGTAGGGCAACTACGTCAAGACTATACAAAGAACTTTATTGACGAGCAGATGGTTCGTAATAAGAAATCCTTTGCCGCGGCATGGGAAGGACAGTTCGGAAGTTTAGAATATGAACTGGTCATGGAAAAGAATGTCGCTAAAGAAATTATTATCGATTGGGAAGATGGAAATACTGATACACTTACAGGAGCACAAATCTATGATCTAATCTTTGAAAGTAATCAGCCGTGGATGCTTAGTGCTAACGGTACTATCTTTACCTATGAAAAAGAAGGTATTATTCCAGGTCTGCTAAAGCGTTGGTATGCTGAACGTAAAGAGATGCAAGCTAAACTTAAAGAAGCAAAAGATGCTGAGAATAACATTCAAATTGAGTACTGGGATAAGCGACAGCTGGTTAAAAAGATTAACTTGAACAGTTTGTATGGTGCTATTCTAAATCCAGGTTGTAGGTTCTTTGATAATAGAATTGGGCAGAGTACTACACTAACAGGTAGAACTATTGTAAAGCATATGGCTAGTAAGATTAATGAAATCATTACTGGTGAATATGATTACAAAGGTAAAGCAGTTATCTATGGTGATACTGACTCTTGCTACTTTAGTGCTTATAATATCCTAAAATCCGAAATTGAAAAAGGACAACTGCCTTGGGACAAAGACAGCGTTGTTAAATTGTATGATCAGATTGCTGATGATGCGTCAGCAAGTTTTCCTAAAATGATGCTAGACAAGTTTCATTGTCCAAAAACAAGAGGCGATGTTATTGCGGCTGGCCGTGAAGTTGTAGCGTCAAGTGGATTGTTTATTACTAAAAAACGTTATGCTGTTCTTTATTATGATATGGAGGGTTTCCGTGTTGACGTAGATGGTAAGCCAGGTAAAATTAAAGCAATGGGTTTGGATCTAAAACGTTCAGATACACCTGTTGTTATTCAAGATTTTCTAAAAGAAGTTTTAGAAAAAGTACTAGACGGTAAGCCAAAAGAAGAAGTACTAGATTACATTAGCGAATTTAGAACTGAGTTTCACGGGCGAGCTGGTTGGGAGAAAGGTTCTCCAAAACGTGCTAATAAGATTACTGAATATCAAGCAAAGGAAAAGAAATTAGGAAAAGCAAATATGCCGGGACACGTTCGTGCTTCTATTAATTGGAATACACTAAAACGTATGAACGGTGACAAATACTCGCAAACTATTACAGACGGTGCTAAGGTTATTGTTTGTAAAGTTAAAGATAATCCTATGGGATTTACTAGTGTTGCGTATCCGGTAGATGAACTAAGATTGCCGGAATGGTTTAAAGATTTACCATTCGATGACGCTACTATGGAAACTACTGTTATCGATGAAAAACTTGGAAACTTAATCGGTGTTTTGGATTGGGATATTTCATCCACAAGACAAGACAATACTTTCAACAATTTGTTTGATTTTGAATAATAAAGTGTTGACAAACCTAAATAAACGTACTATAATGTATATTAGAACTATGGAGATACCCAGATGAAAGACATCCTACAAGACATTGTAAGCCATACACAGAACCTCGGCTTTCTAACAACCGTAAAGGTTACAGGTGAAGAAGAAAGTACTGCTATTTTTTCAATGGCAGATGACCGTTCAGTGATCATGGAAGCAACAACTCATAATCCTTATCCGGATATGATTGGCATTTTTGGAATGCCGCAACTTAATAAACTAAAGTATTTGTTAGACGGTAGCGAATACAAAGAAGATGCTAAAATTAATATTACAACAGCAGACCGCAACGGCGAAACTATGCCAGTTGGTATTCACTTTGAAAATAAAAACGGAGACTTTAAAAACGATTATCGTTTCATGAATATGGAAATTATTAATGAAAAGATGAAAACTGTAAAGTTCCGTGGTGCTAACTGGAACGTAACTATTGTTCCTACACTTGCTGGTGTACAACGTATGAACTTCCAAGCAGGTGCTAACCCAGAGCATCCGACATTCCTTGCTAAAACTGATCAAGGTAATCTTAAATTTATCTTCGGTGACGCAAGTTCACACGCAGGTGAGTTTATTTTTGCTACTGACGTTGAAGGTACATTGGATCGTGGTTGGACTTGGCCTGTTGCTCCTATCCTTGCTATTCTTAAGATTGCTGATGTTAATAATACTAAGATGAGCTTGAGCAACGATGGTGCTATCCAGATTGAACTAGACAGTGGATTAGCAAATTACAAATATATCATTCCAGCACAGGCGGCCTAAATAATATTATGAAAGCACCAGTTAACTTAACAAAATTACAGAAAGACTACGCAGTGTATTTGCCTGCTATTAGTACTTTCTATTCAACGTACATATCTAAACAAAGGTATGGAGAATTTGTTCCAGCGGACAGACTACCTAAAGGGTTCGATCGCGGCATTGAAGGAATGAACTTTTTAAACGCAGAGCAAGGATATTTTGATTACAAATATGGTTTGTATTCTGCGGGACATGCGCAACTTGATCTCGACAAAACTATTAAACAAGACAGCATGGTTCAAGAACGTGATAGAGAGAATACTGTTATTGTAGGTGACTCAGGTGGTTATCAGATTGGTAAAGGTGTCCTTAAGTTTGACTGGCATAATTTTGAAGGGCCTGCGGCTGATAAAACCCGTAGCAACATTCTTAACTGGCTAGAGCTAACAGCAGATTGGTCAATGCTACTTGATGTTCCGACTTGGGCTAGTGACCATATTCACTCTCCTAAAACAGGACTAAAAAGTTTTGATGATTGTTTAGAAAAAACACTACACAACAACAAATACTTTATTGACAATAGATTAGGCAACACAAAGTTCTTAAACGTTTTACAAGGTAGCGACTGGGAAACTGCTGATGCTTGGTATCAAGCAGTTAAACATTTACCAACAGAAGGTTGGGCTATGGGTGGTAAAAACATGTGTGACATGGAAATTGCCCTAAAACGTATTATTACACTACGTGATGAAAAACTATTAGAAGACCGAGACTGGATGCACTTCTTGGGTACAGCACAACTAGATTGGAGTTGTTACTTAACTAGCATTCAGCGTCAAGTACGTAAAACAGTTAACGAAAACTTTACAGCATCATTTGACTGTGCTTCGCCTTTTATTGCTACTGCTCACGGACTTGTGTATACTAACGCACAACATACAAACAAACGCTGGTCAGTTATTATGGACAAAGCACCTGATAATAAAGGCATTAGTCAACGTTTTGATATTCCGTTTCCATTCGAAAGCGAGATTGGTCGTAGAATGACACAGGGCGATGTATGTTGGTATAAGCCCGGCATGCTTAATAAAATAGGTAAGGAAGGTAAAACTTCTTGGGATAGTTTTAGTTACGCATTAATGATGGCACACAATACATATTGTCATATTGTTGCTGTACAACGTGCTAACAACTTGTCAGATATCGAAACAGCACGTTTTAAACCAGACTGGAAAGCATGGCGTAAGATTAAAGACTCGGACATGAGTGACGAATTTAGTGATTGGGTACCTCGTAATGTATTGTACTTTGATCGCTTTGTAGAAGAGTTGTTTGCTAGTGAAAAACCGTTTGATATGATTGAGCAAGCAAAACCTATGTTAAACAACATGATGGGTATGCGACTCAAAGGCGGTGTAGCGAATAACACATTTAATAACTTGTTCGACGAAGAACAAAAAACAGGTGGTATTGAAGACTTCAACGATCCAAACGATGAAGCATTGGCTGAGTTAGAGGAACTATATCACGAACAGGAGGCATAATGTCTAATAAAGATAATTTAGCATATCTTAAACAGAAACATTTAGAACTCGATAGTAAAATTGATCGTTTATCTAATCCTTACTTAGGTACAGATCCTATAAAGTTAACAGAGTTAAAAAAAGAAAAACTACTAATCAAAGAACACATCGTGAGAATAGAAGAAGCAAACTTATGAAAAGAGATTACCAAACAGGTGTAGCAGAAGATATTATATTCTTTACAGGCGTAGAAGTTGAAAAGACTCCTGCTATTGGAAAGAAAACTTTGTTTGTAACTGGTATAAACCCTTGTGATGTTATACAAAAGCATTACGATGAAAAGCAGTGCGAACACATCTTCTTTGGTGCTAATCATAGTTTTAATCCGGGCGTCAACTTTCCAAAGGATGCTGATGCTTGGGAAGAGTGGGACGACATGATTATGTACTTTCTAAACAAAGGCATCTTATGTAGTCTTGACTTACCTTACAATCACGCAGAAGCATTATTAGAAAGCGGAATGATTGAGCAAAATAACTTTATTCCGCAGATTCGTATTCCCCTTCCTTACATTAAACAGTATAATTATAACACCATGATTAAACTAGATGATAAGGATTTCAACGCAACCAATCCAGGTGTTTGGTGTCATAGACTTCATAATCTAATGGACGATGAAAAGTTTACAGATTGGACAAAATATACTCTTGACAAACCAGTAGAATAATGGTATACTATAATGGAACAACAAGAAAGTTATCACAACTATATGATGAGAAAAATGAAAGAAGACGATTACAAAACTTATATGAGATCAAAGGTAAATAGATCCATATGGGTTACATTCAAAAAAGAGGGAATTCACAAATACCCTGCGGCTCTAACAGATCCGAAATTAGCAACAGGAGGTTGGGATGATGTATCGTTTCTTGGTCATCCTCACCGTCATATTTTCCATTTCCGGGTGCGCATCGAAGTGCGTCACAACGATAGAGATATCGAATTCATCCAGTTCAAAAGATGGCTCGAACGACTCTACTCCGGAGCCAATACAGGACAGGATACTGGAGGAAGTGCGGAACAAGGCACAACCGACAGTGAAGTGCTCCTTTTAGATTACAAATCTTGCGAAATGATCGCTGACGAATTGTATGAAAAGATTTCAGCAAAATACCCAGGCCGATTTGTTGAAATTGAAGTTGCCGAAGACGGCGAAAACGGCTGTAATATTTTTTACCCTAAACAGTGATAAGAGGATTGATAAAATGGCAATCAAGTTTAATCGTGATGCGTATACCCGAGTCTTTAATGAATTGGATGCGTACTTGGATTTTTGCCGCTTTGAACTCCGTGAGTTCAACCCTGCACACCTTTTCAATAAGTCCAACGAAAATTGGCGGGCTTATTTGGCAAGTAAGCGGAGTAACTACCGTCCACGGAGACCAAGATATAATAACAATTATAAAAGGAAACACTAAATGACTATCTTTATCGTTGACATTGAAGCAGTTGATACACGTTATACTAAACAGTGGAAGGAACATGTTCCTAATCTGCTACGCAATGCTACCGGTAAAGAAGTTGTAGTAGTGAGTGGGGGAGAGACGCCTCAGGCTACGACACCTGGGGCGTTCCTCAACTTTGGCGGAACTAATGTTTATAAATCAAAACAACTAGAGCAGATCGGTGAAATGTTCTGTAAAGGAGAAGTAAAGGATGGAGATTATTTCCTATATACGGATGCGTGGAACCCAACTGTTATCCAACTTAAATACATGGCTGAGTTATTGGGCGTTGACATTAGAATCGGTGGCTTATGGCATGCTGGTTCTTATGATCCTGCTGATTTCCTCGGCAGACTAATTGGTGATAAACCTTGGGTACGCAATGCTGAACGTTCAATGTATGAATGTTATGATCATAACTTTTTTGCTACAGACTTCCATATTGATCTATTTGAAGAATCATTCCGTGAAATTATGGTAGAGCATGAACCTGTAAGAACAGGCTGGCCTATGGAATATTTGCCCGACACACTGGCAATGTATACCGGAATGAAAAAGAGAGACCTTATTTTATTTCCACATAGAATTGCTCCTGAAAAACAAGTAGACATTTTTCGCGACTTAGCAGAACAACTTCCAGAGTATGAGTTCGTGATATGCCAAGAACAACAACTTACAAAGAACGAATATCACAACTTGTTAGGTGAAGCAAAGATGGTGTTCTCAGCTAATCTACAGGAAACACTCGGTATTAGTTGGTACGAAGGCGCCCTTGTAGATGCTATTCCTATGGTACCTGATAGATTAAGTTATAGCGAAATGGCTATAGATGAATTTAAGTATCCAAGTGAATGGACTGAATCGTTTGAATCTTACAAAAAAAATAGATCTAAAGTAGTTACTGCTGTAAAAGAGTATATGGAAAATTATGAAAAGTATCTACCTAGCCTAAATAAACAAGTAAAACAACTGAAAGATGAATTTTTCGGTTGCTCTAATATGATAAAAGTGTTAAAATAATATTATGATGAGAGACATCCTCGTCTATAACTCGGAGAAATAAATTGACTAAGTCGACACAAATTAAACAAAAACTAGATGATGCCGGTATCCGTTATTGGGCTGGCGATAACATTTCAGAAGTACTACAAACAGGCGATAAAGAAGCACTTATCGAAGAACTTACAGGTAAGTTTGAAAGTGTACTAGATAGCCTTGTTATTGATCGTCACAATGATCCTAACAGCATGGATACAGGCCGACGTCTTGCTAAAATGTATGTAAACGAGATCATGAGCGGACGCTATGATCCTATTCCAAAAGCAACAGCATTTCCAAACGAAGGCGAAGAAGCATACACAGGCATGCTAGTAGTTCGATCTGAATTACGTAGTGTTTGTTCACATCACCATCAGCCAGTAACAGGGGTAGCATATATTGGTATTATTCCTAATGGTAAAGTTATAGGACTTTCTAAGTATACACGCATCGCACAATGGTGTGCTAGACGTGGTACACTACAAGAAGAACTTGCCAATGATATTGCTCGAGAAATTGAAAAGGCAACAGGTGCTAAAAATTTAGGCGTTTATATACAAGCAACACACGGTTGTTGCGAAAATAGAGGTATTATGGCGCATTCAAGTTTAACACAGACCACTGTGTTAAAAGGTAGTTTCAAAGAAGACAGTGGAACTAAAAAAGAGTTTATGGATAATATTAAATTACAACAGGAGTTTGCGCCACGATGATGAAAGAAGGACCATTGCTAACAGCATTGCAAGCACCCGATGATGGTGTACTGAAGCAAGAATTTATTACTTACAGGCTAAAAGAAGATATGCTTGTTAAAGAAGTAGTAACACGCAAGTTTAAAGAAGATGGAGATTACTATGATTCTTCAACTTCTGAACCATTACTAAAGGTGGTAAGATAATGCCTATACCAGAAAAAATTATAATCCCGGCTTCGAAAGATCCCGGCAAAGGACATTTTTATGTTAGTCTTGTAAAAAGCGTTATTCGTTTAGCCGGAGCAAGTTGTTTTATTGCTCTAGGTTATGCGTTAGAAATGCCTTTGATGTTAGCAGGTGGTGTACTACTATTTGCCGCAGAAGTCTTAGGAATCGCAGAAGAGATTGTATAATGGGACCTTATTCAAAATCATTACAAGAAAAACGTAGAAAAAATCTAGAGCGAGTAATGTCTGACAAAAGAATTGGAGAAGACATGAAAAGGATCTGGAAGCAACACTACAACAATCTTGCTGTTAATGAAGATGAATATTTAAAAAGAGTTCGAGAACTATACAGTAATAGATATAACAAATATGTGAAAGATTGGTTATAAAATGTTTCTTAAATTACTTGAAAAATTAGGTCGTAAACGTGTAATTACAGATAGAGACGGAAAGGTACCTTATCTTATCCGTTACTATTTGTTTTTAAAAGAACGTAAGAACTTTCCTTTTAACATTACACTACATAAAGTTCTTGTAAGCGATGAACCTACACTACATGATCATCCATGGGGTTATGCTACATTTATACTCAAAGGCGGATATTGGGAACACATTCCAATCATTTCGCAAGAAGGTAACGTATGCGGTAGCACGAAAGTTTGGAGAGGTCCTGGACATTTTAGAATTAGAAGTGCAAAAGATTTACATTGGCTGGAGTTAGCAAAAGATGAAAATGGAAATGAAATACCTTGTTGGAGTTTGTTCTTCATGGGCACAAAAAGTCAAGAATGGGGCTTTATGCCTTTTGTCAGCAAAGGCAGAATTGAAGAGCGTGGATACCAATGGATACACAACGAAGAATACTTGTCTAGATTTAAAATGGACAATTCATGATTATTACGATTATCTTGTCGGAGAAGTAGATGAGAGAGGCGTACCACTCGGAGACAAAAAGTGAATATTAAAAAGAAATATTACAGTTGGGCAGATGTAGAACGTATGTGTGTCAATATTGTAAATCAAATGTATAAGGATGGTTGGCGTCCTGATTACATTGTAGGCATTACACGAGGCGGTAATGTACCTGCTACTATTATTAGTAACATGACCGGCATTCGTTGCGAAGCACTTAAGGTAAGTTTGCGTGACGATGATAGCGAAAGCGAAACTAACTGTTGGATGAGNGAAGATGCCTTTGGTTATGTTCCGAAAGATGAAGATCGTGTTACTGGTGGTCCACTAGAAAAGAAAATACTTATTGTAGACGATATCAACGACACTGGTGCTACGTTTAACTGGATTAAGGAAGATTGGCAAAGCATTTGCTTGCCTAATGATCCTAAATGGGGGAACGTGTGGGGCAACAATGTTCGTTTCGCAGTGTTAACAGATAACTTATCAAGTGAATTTGATCAATGTGTTAATTATTGTTGCGACACAGTTAACAAAGCCGAGGAAGATGTTTGGCTTGTATACCCTTGGGAAAATGTAGGAGAATACTAATGTTTGAGTGGGGCAGAATTCACAAATGGGAAGAAAACTACGAGCGTGATATTACAGAAGATGTTCGTACATATATTTGTGAACATTATAGCGTAGAAGAAATCACAGAACTTACTGAAGAACAAATTACTGAAGTACAAGCATTTCGTGATGAACTAAATGAATATTCAGTAATGCAATGGGGTTTTAGCAATATCTATTCAGAATGGGAAATGGAAAATGCGTGACGACTTAATGGTACAACAGCAAGTATCTACTGTATGGCAACATATGGTAGGTGTTATCTGTTTAAATCTTGTTAACAGNCGTCAAACAAAACCTGTACTTACAGAGTTTTTTAAACGCTGGTCGACACCTGAATCATTACTGTATGCTACACGCAACGAGATTGAAGATATGCTAAAGCCTTTAGGAATGCAACGTGTAAGAGCACAAAGAATCTATCGCATGAGTGAACAGTTTAATGACTGGGATGGTGTTGATGCTACTGACTTATGTGGTATTGGTAAGTATGGTAGTGATAGTTATAGGATCTTTTATAAAAATGATATTCCATCAGATGTAGAAGATAAAGAGTTAAAACGTTATATTGAGGATNAATTAAATGTCGCATAATATGATTGATCAAATGGTTCCTGTACATTGTACAAACAACGATAAAGAGACAAACGGATATATTGTAAACGTTCGGCTCGAAAAGTTTATTGATGTAAGTATGAATACAGTAAAAGTACATTTTGATTATGTTGCTAAACACAAACATTATGTAGGAAGAATGGCCGGTTTAGAGTTTACAGTCAAAGCAAGCGACTTACCAGACGACCCTAATATTAAAACATTTCGGAGAACACGTTAATGGAATTTAAAGATGTACCGTGGAATGATGTTCTTATTGATACTAGAGAGTTCACTGTATTTAAAGACGGCTTCCCAGTAACAGAAGGACATATTCTTTTTGTTCCTAAGTTAGAAGACTGGGATCACTTAGCAAAATGTTATAAAGCCGCATACGCTTGGGGATACGATTGGGTACAAAAAGGGTATTGCGATGCTTATAATATTGGTCAAAACATTGGCACAGAAGCAGGGCAAACTGTAGAGTACGCTCATGTACATCTTATTCCCCGTCGCAAAGGCGACATGGATGATCCACGTGGCGGTGTACGTCACGTAATACCAGAAAAAGGCAACTATAGAAAAGGAGATAGTAATGGCTTATAGTAAAGAAATGATAATTGAAGCAATGATTAAACACGCAGAAGGACATATTGCTAAACACAAAGCAAACGTTGAAGTGTACTTCCATAATGCGGCAGGTGTTGGTGAACATCCTGATATTCTTGAAGCAATTGAAAAAGAACTAAACATCGTAGCAGAATACGATGATCAAATTGAAATGCTTAAGAAATATTTTTAATATGGGTACTACTGTTTTTTTAGGCGACAGTCATACCTGCGGATATGATTCCATACCAGGGAAAGTTGGTCCTGGTAGTTATTCCATGTGGAATGACAATAATTACGCAGAACTATATGGCCTAGAACATAACAAAAAAACAGCTATATACGCTGTTCCAGGATCTTGTAATAGAGTTTATCCAGACTGGCTTAAATCTATGTTTGATAGATATCCAGATACTGATGAAGTATTTGTATTGCTATCATCATGGAATAGATTTTTACTGGCAGGAAATAAAACATTATCTCCTGATACATTACCAGTAGATTATTTTACTAAAAAAGTTACTGAAAAACACAACGGTTTAATTGATATCTATCAAGATGAACTTTTTAAAGATGATAGATTTCAATTGTATAATAAACCGCACCAAGGCGATTTTCAACAAGGTGTTGGTGTTCAGTTTAGTTATGATAATGCTCTATTAGATCCTGATATTAGAAAAGATAGTTTTATGAAAGTAAAACTATTCTTTGATCTAAATACACACCTAGAACAAAGAGATTTTTTCAAAGATATATATGTTATGGATAGAATGTGTGCTGAACGTAACTGTGCGTTATACTTTTTTAATATGACTGATAGAATGACATTTCCTGAGAACTTTAACTTCTACGGTGATTTAAAAGTAACTTCAGTTTCTCCAGTTACAGTTGAACAATATTTTAAAAAGAAATTTATTGATCATAAAAAATATTTTTTGGCAGACGGAGAACACTACAATAAAGAGTATCACAAATTAATTGGAGAGGATTTCTTAGAGTGGCTGAAAAATTACTAATTGCTGGAGATAGTTTTGCCGCTAGATATCCAGATGATACAGGTAAAGGATGGCCTTTACTGCTTCGCGAACAATACGAAGTTACTAATGTAGCACAAGCAGGCGTTAGCGAATATAAAATTCTAAAACAACTAAAAAACTTTACTACTGTTGGTCAATTTAAGGCTGTNGTTATATGTCATACTAGTCCTTATAGAGTACATACAAGAAAAAGTATACATTCAACAGAACTACATAAAGATTGTGATTTACTACTATCAGATGTAGAAGCAAAGAAATTTACATTAAGTCCAGCAATATTATCAGCAAAAGGTTATTTTAAACATCATTTTGATCCTGATTACTACGATGATATGTATAGATTAATTAGACAAGAAATAAATTATATCACTAGATATGTTCCTACGCTACANATTGATCATTTTGACACAGCATTAAAACATGCGCAAGAAAAAAATTGTCTTGACTTATCAGCGATGTGGCCGTATTATAAAGGCAACATCAATCATTATACCGGCGAAGGAAATCAAATAGTGTGTGCTAGAGTAACAGAAAAATTAAAGGATTTAAAATGAGTGAATATCCAAAAAAGACCNGTGACAATAGTTGGGTTATTGAAGTTAAAGAAGACGGCAAAACCAAAGAATTGTATATTGAATTTCCTCCAGGAGCTCTTGATCAAGTGGGTTGGGACATCGGTGACGATTTAATTTGGGAAGAATTAGATGATAAGCGATGGCAAATATCTAAAAAAGAACTTGACAAATAAGCACAAAAAAGGTATAATAGTATAATGACAATAGCAACTGATAAGAAATATTACTTTAGCGAAATCTTTCACAGTATTCAAGGTGAAGGACACTATACAGGTGTGCCCACTGCGTGGATACGTTTCTTCTTGTGTAATTTACAGTGTAACGGCTTTGGACAGATCGATCCTACTAATCCTGATACTTATGATTTGCCATTTGAGCAATTTGACACAAGCACAGTGAAACGTGTTGAAGATTTGCCTGTATGGGACAAAGGTTGCGATAGTAGTTATACTTGGTCAAAGAAGTTTAAACACCTGATGGGGCAGAAGACTGCTGTTGAACTATCACATCAAATTATTGATACAATTAGAACAGACAGTAATCCAGATGGGTTGTTTCTACATCCTGTTACAGGACAAAGACAGCACTTCTGTGTAACAGGTGGTGAACCTCTAATGAAACACGGTCAAGAAGCATTCATTGGTATCATGACTGAATTTAAGCGTCTTGGTAATATGCCTGCTAGTGTTACATTTGAAACTAACGGTACACAAGNACTTACACAAGAGTTTAAGGACTTTTGGCACGTTGATAACGAAGTTACTAAAGATGTTGAGTTGTTCTTTAGTGTATCACCTAAGTTGTGGAGTGTGGCAGGTGAACAGGCAAAGAAAGCAATCAAGCCTGAAACTGTAGCACAGTACAGAAGTTTAAGTGATAAAGGACAACTAAAATTTGTTGTAGGCAGTGAACAAGAACAATGGGATGAGATGGAAAGTGTTATCTCACAATTTAAGGAGCACGATGTGGATTATCCTGTATGGGTTATGCCTGTTGGTGCTAGAGAAGAAGAACAAACAGCAACAGCCGGTGCTGTGGCTAAGATGGCATTTGAACGTGGATACAATGTAGCCGCAAGGGTACACGTATACTTGTTTGGTAATGCTATCGGAACATAAGGAATAGGTATGGACTTTATAAAGAAAATATTTAAAAAAGAAGAAGCTAAAAAGACTAATAAGTCGCCGCAGGATGAACATCGTGAACTGTTAGAAAAGCAAAAGAAAGCGGCAACTAAAAAGAAAGAACCTTGGGTTGCTGTACTTGACACACAGGTAAATCCAGAAAATATTAAAAATGGATTCTTTGAGCTTGACTGGAACGAGTTTTTCGTGTTAAAATTAAGACAAGAGGGTTACGGTTATGATGGAGACCCCGAAGAAGAAATTGTAGATAGATGGTTTAAAGATCTTGCTCGAAACATCCTTGAAGATCAAGGCGAAGAAACAAAAGTAGACGCAGGATTTATAAATGTTGTACCAATAGAGAAAGGTAAATCGGAAGTATCATGAGCACATATATTCTAGTAGACACAGCAAACACATTTTTTCGTGCTAGGCATGTAGTAAGAGGAGATGCTGATATTAAAATTGGCATGGCTTTTCATATTACATTAAACAGTATTCGTAAAGCATGGAAAGACTTTNATGGCGATCACGTTGTGTTCTGTCTAGAAGGGCGAAGCTGGCGTAAAGATCATTACGAGCCGTATAAACGCAATCGTAGTGAAGCAAGAGCCGCACTAACTGAAAAAGAACAAGAAGAAGATAAACTGTTTTGGGAAGCCTTTGATACATTCAAAGACTTTATTAACGAAAAGACAAACTGTAGTGTCTTACAAAATTCGCAATTAGAAGCAGACGATTTAATTGCTGGATGGACTCAAAGTCATCCTAATGATGATCATGTTATTATTAGTACAGACAGTGACTTTGAGCAACTTATCGCTCCGAATGTTAAACAGTATAACGGTGTTAGCGAAACAACTATAACCCATGAAGGATATTTTGATGCCAAAGGACAACCAGTCAAAGACAAAAAAACAGGAGAGCCTAAAAAAGCCCCAAACCCAGAGTGGCTACTCTTCCAAAAGTGTATGCGAGGAGACACAAGTGACAACGTTTTCTCAGCTTATCCGGGAGTTAGAACGAAGGGATCAAGAAACAAAGTCGGACTAACTGAAGCGTTTGAAGATCGTGCTTCTAAAGGTTTTAACTGGAATAACTTAATGTTACAACGCTGGACTGATCACAATGGAGAAGAACATCGTGTACTTGAAGACTATGAACGCAATCAAGTACTTATTGATCTTACACGTCAACCCGATAACATTAAAGAAATTATAGCAAACACTATTGCTGAAAATATTGAAGAAAATAAAAACATTAGTCAAGTAGGTATTAGACTTATGAAGTTTTGTAACTTGTTTGATCTACAAAAAATTGCCGATCAAGCACAGAGTTATGCTGAACCATTAAATGCGAGGTATCCACAATGACAACATTGATTGCTAAACCAATNATTGAAAACAAATTTTGGATTGTTGAACAAGACGGTGAAAAATTTGCTACACTTAGAAAAGACGAAACACGGTTTGTAATGAGTAATGAAAACGGTGTACAGTTTTTTCCAAACCGTAAAAGTGTTTTACAACAATTTGGAAAAGACTTTTTTGTTGTAAAAATTAAAAAAGAAGCAGATGATGCTCAGCCTAACGAAGTTCATGGGTATTCAACTAGCACTTCTCCGCACAACAGTATGTTTGATATTAAAAAGAAACTTCCGCTCTTTACAAAAAGTAAAGATTCAAAGAGTTTGTATTGTGCTGGTTATTACACTATTAGATTCGATAAAGGCTGGGTTAAATCATTTTGTCCTAAACTAATTACACTACAACGCTATGACTACAAAGGTCCATATAAAACAGAAATGGAAATGCGTTCAGTATTATCAAAGGTTTCTAAATGAGTAACTTACCAGACAGGATGCCTAGTATTGAAAAACTAGTTCAGCGTATTAGAACAGCTGAAAAAGCAAATCAAAAAGAAATCAAAATTTNACTTCAAGAAGGTAAAGAGCTAGTATACGATTTAGCACTTATTTCTTCTAAATTATCACAAACTGTTAATGAAATAAACACTAAATTAAACAGTTTATCTGTAGCAGAACAATCTATAGATGTCAAGATGGACGGCGGCGAGTTTTAAAAAGATAAATATATGCGTAGTTAATTAAAAGGATTACGTATATAAAATGAGTAGACCAAAGCCAAAAGTCTTGTTAGAATTTGCTAATAAAGACAATTATAAAGTAGAACAGATTCTCGAAGCAGAAGCAATCTGGGCAGTGTTTTATCAAGGTTCTCCTTTCAATTTAAAGAGCGGCAGTCTAGTTACAAGCTATCCAGGACCAAAGTATAAAAAAGTTAGTTTTTCTAATCCCGGACACGCACATAACTTGGCTAGAAAATTGAATAGAATGTTTAAAACAGAAAGCTTCGAAGTTGTAAGATTGACCAAAGGCGAAGTGCTTAAAAGTGATGATCAACAAAGATGATTATACTAAAAAATTTTTACAAGCCGCTGATATTACTCCCGACGAAAATCTAGTTAAAGAGAAAACTGTTGAATGGTGGTACAATCTTCGATCTAAAGAGTCTGGTGGATTACGTTTGACAAAATTAGGTCTTGACTTTGTTATAAAAGATGCTAAACTTAAATCATATAACATTAAGTTTCCAGGAAAGTTTACCGTCACGCCTCAAATCTTAGTTTGGTTAGATAAATTTATCGAAACACCATACTTTATAACCAAAAAGGATATTACTGTTTTTTCAGAAAGAGCCGCATTTGAACTGTACTTATTCAGTGGAGATGTAAAGAAATTCGGTTATACACGAGCATTACGACAACGAATGATCCAGGATTAAACAATCATTAACTACTATTATTTAAATACAATACTATGTTAGACATATCGCCATTAAGTATATTGAAAAGACGTAGGCTCCAATGGGCGCCTAAAACTTTTCACATGTTTGATCTAGGTAACAATGAGTATCTTTGGGATACTACTGTGTCAGATTGGATAGACTATAAACTTAAAGGACGATATTGTCTAGTCCACTTAGAAGGTTCAACAGGTACAAGTACTTTTGTTGGATTCGAAGATGAAAAAGAGTTAACATATTTTATGTTAGCCTGTCCATATACAAGGAGATAAACTATGACAGATGAAGCAAAAACCGCAGAAGCCGCTCAACAAGCTCAGCCAGCCGCTGAAGGTCAGGCACCTGCTGAATTAACTATTAATGACCTTAATGCTATTAAAACAATTATTGACGTAGCATCTACACGTGGCGCTTTTAGAGCAAACGAAATGGAATCTGTTGGTAAAGTGTTTAATAAACTGAATTCATTTTTAGAATCAGTTACACCAAAACAACCAGCTGAAGGTGAAGCACCAGCTCAAGCACCAGCAGAACAACCAGCGGCTAAACCAGCGCAATAAGGAGAAACTTATGGCTAAAAATTTAAAGCATACAGGTAAAATGAATAACAACGGTGCTAAATGTTTAATAGCATACCGTACACTACCTGGTGAATCAGACCAAGCACTAGTTGTTGACGTTGCTCGTTTAACAGACGCACAACACGACGAACTAATGAAAGTTGTAGAAAGTAATCAAGCACAATCAGCAAATGAACTTGCTGATGTTCTTTCAAGACGTTATTTTCCAGACGGTAGACAAATGCTTATGGCATTACATACAGATGGTAGATTGAAAAAAGTTGGAACTAGTCAAGTTACTGTAACTCCAACTCCTTCTGATACAGTTGTACTAAGCGAACTTAATCAAATGATTGCTGAACAAAAAGGCGTTACAGTTGATCAATTAGCAGTAACTGAAACAGAAGAAACAGTTGCTACTGCTCAAGATGTAAAGTCTACAGCTGAACAAGCACCAACACAAGTACAGCAAGATCCTAATCAGCCATTAAGTGATGAAGATTTAGCAAAGTCTTATCGTTCACAAGCAGATAGACTAAGCAAAGAAGCCGCGGCACTAAGACGCCAAGCTGAAGAGCTAGTACCAACAAAGAAGAAAACTGTTACAAAGAAAAAAGAAGATGTAAGTGCGTAAAAAAAGTATCCGACCGCCTAAAAATTTAATTGAAGAATGGCCGGAAGTTTTCGAACACATCTACATGAACAGCATGCCTATTAGGTATATTCACGGTGTTGAGTTAAAGTTTAAAGACGGACGTATATGGGAGGTTGACATTACTGAGCAATTACCTTTTGCTGAAGAAAAGGATATAGTTGCTAAGTTAATGTCGGCCCTTAAAGAAGTATCACAAGAAGTCGAACAAGTAAACTTTAATATTAATGTCAAAAAACTAAAAAACGATATAGAAGATCAAACAAAAAATATTATGAGGGACGCATGACCAACGTAAAACTAGTATCATATTCAAAGCCATCACAAGAGTTTATGGATGACGGTATCATAAACGCACAAGAACTAATTGCGTTTTGTGCTAGAGTAAGTAATCCTAGCAACCAAATGAACAAGGAAACTAGTGAAAAACTAATCAAATACTTGATCAAACACGCACACTGGTCACCACTTGAAATGGTCAGTGCTTGTTTAGAAATTGATACTACTCGCGACATTGCTCATCAAATTGTACGCCATCGTAGTTTTAGTTTCCAAGAGTTTAGTCAGCGTTATGCTGATCCAGCAGAATTTGGTGACCAATTTGTGCTACGTGAAGCAAGATTACAAGATACAAAGAATAGACAAAACTCAATTGAATTAGGTACTACACAACAAGAAATGAATCTAATTAACGATTGGGAATCACAACAACAAAAAGTCATTGATGCCGCAAAAGAAGCATATGAATGGGCCATTGAAAACGGTATTGCTAAAGAACAAGCCCGCGCTGTACTACCAGAAGGTTGTACTAAAACACGTTTGTATATGAATGGNACANTACGNAGTTGGGTNCACTACATCGAACTACGTGGTGCTAATGGTACACAAAAAGAGCATATGGACATTGCTCATGCTTGTGCTAATGTTATTTCTGAGATATTTCCATTGGCAAAGGATTTGACTCTTTAATACAAGTATTATAAAAATCTGTCAATTCGGGGAACGTTTCTAAAAAATTCGTTCCTCGTCTTTTATCATATTCATCAACAAACTTCCAAAAATCAACTCTGTTTTCCTTTAACCGTTCGCCTGTAAAACGATTAGTCTCTACCCATTTAATAACACGCTCCCATTTTGTAACGTCTGTGTCATCGAAATAATGTGTATTGTAATTACGCTTATTCTTTTTTATAAAATCCAAGCTGTCATACATCACATCCAGGTGCTTATCTTCAAGGATCTGTAAACTTAAATGTTCAGGCTCTAATAAGTACGGAGTGTCTATTGTAAAGCGTTTGTGTGTAAGGGTGTTGTATTTGCGCTTCCACTCTAAGATCCGCGCTAGTAGACCCTTAAAACGGTGCACAGACATGAAATTAACGGTGATCATGAGTCCGCATTGTGCGCTAGGTATCGCTTTCATAAATGTATCAACGTTCCTTTCCCAAAGTTCAATATCCATTCCGCCTCTGATATATTCTGCTTGCTTGCCCCATGTATCAATGCTTGTAAATAATTGGAATCGGCCAATCTTTTTCTGCTGTGTTAATACAGTAACTTTGTCAATAAATTTATTAAGATTTCGTTGAGGGACACACATATTGGTATTCACACTAAATTCTAAATTTGGATTTGGATTGTTTTCAATATATTCCATTACTTTAAAAACATTACTGCTTAATAGAGGTTCACCTCCTGTAATTCTAAAAGTACTTAAATTTGGATATACTTCAGGAAACCATTTCCAAAATGCTTCAATGTACGGATTGTCTTTTTCTTTATAAATCCAATCTTTTCTATTCTTGTTATTAGCATGATACTGTCTATGATTACGTCTTTGCTGTAATGGATAATCACCAAACTTATTAAACTCGTTTTCCCAAGCACTACTAATACTTGGAGTACAGTAAGCACATTTCATCTGNCATTCGTTTCCAAAACTAACTTCTAAATACTTAGGAGCAACATTTGCGTCCCACGGCATTGACTTAATTTTTTTTACTGTACCTTTTTCAATTTCTTCAAATTCAGCACTGCGGAAATGTCTATCACTAAGTTCGCCTACATCTTCCAATGCCCAGCAATAACTACACTCAGGCGGGCGTTCGTCATTAAGCATCATTTTACGTTGTTCTTTTTTATATTTGCTATTATGTAACGCACTTGGGTTTTCTTTTAATTCTTCTAAACTAACTTTGTGCATACCTGGATGATAACAACTATGGTTATCACCTGTATGTAAATGAATACTTACATGATTCCACTTTGCTGTACAAAAACCTTTTCCGATTTCTGTAGCAATTTTTTTATATTTTTTGTTAGGATTAGGTTTCCAGAACACTATTTTATTTCCTCAAACTTATTTTTAAGCCAATTAAAATTATTAATATTACTTAACTCTTTATTATTGTATCCATACTCTCTTCCGGCTAACGCACCAAGTTTAGCAAATTCACTAAACTCTACATTATTAAATTTCTCACACCAAGTAGTTAATCTATATTCGTCATCTTGTTTATTTCTTAACTTTACTGTTCCGCTTGAAAGTTTTACACATTCTCTAAAAGCAGTTCTCCACGTATGAAAAGCAGTACTATTAAATCTATGTATATTGGTTACATAATTAATAGGTTCTATTTCAAATGCTGTAGTCATATCAATCGCACTATTATTAACAAACAATCTTCTATCAAAGATTTTGATGCCGCCGTGACCATATACTAAATCGTTAATAGGATTAATTGCTCTAAAAACAAATACTTTCTTTTCATCAGAAAGACTATCCAATACAGTTGAATAGGAGAAGTTATCTAATAATTTACAATCAGCATCTAATATCATAAATCGGTCAGTTAAACTTTTATTAGCACAAGTTGTATGACTTTCATGTATTCCGGCAGATGTTGTAAACTTTTTTAATGTTACAAGTTGTTCCTTAGCTATTTTAAAGTTTTCATTAGCATAAGGATCATCGTATACTAAGAACCATTTATCCATATCGGTTCCTTATTGTAATATGTATTTCCTAAATGAATTGCTTCGTCATATAACTCAATCATATGTAAACTTTGGTCAGCATCAAAATATGCCCAATGTAATCCTAACTGTTGTTTAAGTTGACGACCATAACTATTGATCATTTCAACAATATCGTATTCATTTAAATCTTTTACTTTGTTATTATAAATTTTATCTAATTCTGAGAAATCACGTACATTAATATAATCCCAATCACTATACGACATACACGCTCCCATCCTTGCTCCTAATATAGCATAATTTCCATTATCAACATGACTGCCAACTGAACACCAAACTCTTAACCTATGTAAATTTTGCCAGTTTACTTTATTTTTAATTTCATTAACAGGTGGTAATATTCCTCTTACTGTTAGCATTTTAACACCTTCTCTAAATCCTGCTCTCCAGGCTTGGTGTGGTGTTTTGTTTATTACCGATGTACTAAATGCCTGTGGAAAGTTTTTATAGCCATTTTCCCAACAAAAGTCTACCTGTGCTGTATCATCTTCGGCCTGCTCATGTGTTTTCATATTAAGAACAAAATCTTTATTCCATATTTTCAATCCGCCGTTGCCGTAAGTTAAATTATTAACACTGTTCCTTCCACACCAACTATAACATGTTGTACCGGGAACATCTTTAATAGTAATATCTAAAAAATCTTGATCAACAATATTATCGCCGTCTACACCTACAAACCATTCAGTATCACTTTGACGGGCGGCTTCTTTGTGAGCATTGTCGCTACCTTTTACACCATGTACACGTTTTGACCAAGGAACCAATTTTTTTAGTCTTGCCCAATTTTCTTCTGCGTTTGGCTCATCGTAGCTGATAAAAATAATATCTATGTCTTTAATTTTCATTGTATTGTATATCCTGCTGAATTAAATATTTTCTTATAGTATAAAGAAAAATCAGTACTAAACAACTTTCTATAATCAATTTGATCAATCTCAAATACATTTTCTACATTTGTGTCACATTCAAAACTTTGATACAAATAATTTATGTTTGACTTTCTAGTTAGATATAAAAAGAATTTCCTTTCATCACTGTGTGACGAGTTAACTATTAAATGAGGTCTACTATCAATACTTTTAATTATTATGTTAAGTTCACATTCTCGTTTCTTTGAAGGTATGCTAACTAGTTTTCCTCTAGTAGGATCTGTTTGTTTTTCTCTTTTAGCTAAATTAATTAAAGAAAGATCTTTACTTTCTACGTCTACCTTAATATGTGCTAACGCAAGTTTGCCGTTATCTACCATCTCAAATAGATAAGTAAATTCTTGTGTAACAGTTGCCGAATTGAGAGCAGGGTTACTATGCGACATAACTTTCGTGTATTCAAATATATTGCCAGCATCGTCATACATAATTTTATACATTTTTTATACCTTGTAAAAATAAAGAATCATAAATTTGAATCAATTCTTGTATTGGTAAATTCTTCTCAGAATAATGTACTATATCGTTTTGAGGGAATGTACCTACAGTAATATTACCCTTACTATCAAAATAATAACCTAAATCTGTTTCTATTGATTGTATATCAATATCTTGTAATTCAGATTTTAAGTGTACAAACTTTGGAAATGAAGTAATTGATGAGACTTCGTTCTCAATGCCTAATATTTTTACAGCAATGCTAAAAACTTCATCAGTACCTATGTCCTTGGGATATTTCTTATCCATATATAAATTCTTAAAGATATCTTTATTTGCTGTTATATGAGAAACTATCTTAAAAAAGTTTTGTGTTACATGACTGGATTTATCAAAATATGTAAATCCACTATATAGTATTGGTAGATTATTTTCTTTATACCCAGGGCGACATTTTAAACTAGTAATCGGATTACCATTAAATTTTAATACATTTGTAGTAATAACTAGTCCGCTAGATTTATTAACAAAATAATCAATCCAATGACTAATGTCTCTTGTCATAATCATGTCAACATCTAAACATACTGTATACTCAAATGGAGATAAATTTAACATATTATTACGCTGATCCCACCCTTTAGTGTCATCTACATATTGTATTTTGTCATATATTAAAGTTCTACCAGTATTGTACTTCTCATTATCAGTTATTAAACAAATCTGATCATACCCTGCTGGTTGCGTCTTCTTAATACTAGTGGCAAGAATATGTGCCATAGAATGGTATAATCCATCTTTGTCATTATTAACAATTAACAAGTATCCAAAATTTTTCATACTAAATCCTTTTCGAAATCTAGTATAGTCTGTTTATTAAAAAAATGTAAGTCTGTGCCTTTAAACACACACGGAACATTATTAACAATACAAGTTATGCTATCATTATTAACTTTTATAATTTCGTCTTGCGGCAACACTAAAAAATTTATCAAAGGTAAAGAATTTGATGTTTTAGCACCCTTTACAATATGTTCTGCTATAGTAAACGCATAGTCATTTCTAAAATTTCCTACTTTAAACCCATACAATTCTTTATAAAAATTATAATTTTCTTTAACTAATTTTGCTTGATTAAAAATTGCTTGAGATATATCATCTTTCTTAAAATAAATTGTAGTTGCCCATTTCATTTGAAAGCCTGGCAATCTATCATAATTCGCACTTTCATGTAAATTAACAACATCAGAAGCCATTAGAAAACTATCGTCATTATCAAAGAATTGATTAAGCAAATTGCTATTAACAATATAATCAACATCGATTATAATAGTTTGGTCAAAAGGAGTAACTCGAAAAGCATCTAGTCTAGATGTATTATGAAAGTACTGTATCTTATTGTTTAAATTTCTTTTGTTGTCTTTTTCAATATCTATTTGAATTACATAATCAAATTCTGGCGAAGTAACAGGAGTATCAGTTACAAGAGCAACTGGTTTATTTAGATATTTCCTAATACGTTTTGCGCAAATTGATGCTAATCTAATGTAGTCAATTTCAGAGTTATTATGAGCAAACAGTAAGAATCCTTTAGACATCAGGACCCCAGATCTATATAATTTGCTACACTTCTTTTTAATCTGTTAAGTTCAGTAATATCAGTGTGGTAAACATCTAAAGCAGTATAGTATGTATCTTGGATTTTTTTATGGAATTCATTTACATTGCTAATCAGTGTTGGTAAATTATTAGAATCTAAAACAACTTCNTCTGAAGTCTTGCCAATTTGTAAAAGATAATTGATGTATGTTAAAAACGTCGAGTCTACTTTAAACAAGCCGCCGTTGTGTCCAATTATAGTATTGGATTCAAACCGCTCTTGTGCTCTAAGTTTTTGTACATTAAGTACTTTTAATTTATCTGAAACATCGATAATTTGTTGTACAGACTCTTTATTCATAATAATAATCCTTTAGCATATACTATTAGTTATGCTAAAAATATGCTACTATTATGATTATTGGCTTATTATGTCCAGCCGGTCTGTCTTGTTAATACATATTGATTAGGATTAGTGGCAAGCGGTACTGATCCTGTTGAATATATAAACGAAATTTGAAGTGTTCTATCAATGTCAACCCTATTAGCAAATGTGTTAGCAGTAGAACTATCACTTAGTGATATTTTAATATACATGTCTTTCTGAAGTTGAACTTGTCTTGCTTGGATACGGATAGTGTGATCATCGTAAGAGGTATCATAAGGATTTGTTCCATATTCTTGATAGAATATTTCAGTGTTAGTGCCGTTAAGATCAAATGCTCCGATATCTGAAAAACTTCTTGGATCGGCTGCCAGACCCATCTGTGTTTTACCTTTAGCTCCCATATAAATTGGAAAAACATCTGACATAAAATCTTTCCAAGCATCGTTAAGAGCGGCATTATTCTGACCTCCTGAGTTTCCAGGGTCAGAAGTAGTTATGTTAAGCATATCAATTTTAATCAACCCGCCTGTATTAAAATACTGTACAAAATCGTAACCGTCGGCGCTCGGCCATTGAATTCTAATTTCCAATTCTGTTAAGCCGTTCCAGACGCCTGTGGCAGATGTCGAGGCTGGCATAGGATAATCTAACTGAGCACTTTCGTTGTTGATATACTTGTATGTGTTTGCGTTTGTAGAAACTTCATAAAACGGATCAAATACACTGTAATAAATTTGATCTCCTCGTACCGGAACAGGGAGCTTAGTTGATTCTCCTCCCGGAAAAAATACTGTATCAAACGGTGGTGACCCTGTAATATGTGTTACCACTTTCGATAAATCTGCTCTTAAGTTGTTAAATTGATTAGCACTAATATAGTATTGAACTGCTTCTGCCGTATCGCCAAGTTGCCATGCTGGATAACTAAATGTATTAAAATCTACAATTACCCGATCGGAAACAGTAGCATCAATCACTGTCGCAAAATTATTTAGAATACCTTCTCCGGCCCACGCATTACTAAAATTAGTAAAGAAGATAACTTCGCCCTGAGTCAAATAGTGGTCGCTTGAGAATGTAACTGTTGCCTGTGCGGAAGAAGTAATGCTGATGATGTCTCGTGTAAATGGATAAGGTTTGCTTTGTACATCTTCTGCGGCAAGACCGTATCCTGTGCCCAGAACAAACACACCAGGACTTCCGGCAAATTCTTGAAGTGGTCCTAACTGTGCTTCGATTATCTGTTGAATCGTATCCCAGTCTGAATATAATATTGGGTCGTTTACTGCTGGTTTTGCCATTAATTATTCCTCGTTATATGCGTATATTTATACCTTAAGTACACACTCAACTAATTTTTCATTTTCATTAGAATCGCTTTCTAATGCTATGCCAACCATTTGATAATGTAATAACACTGAAGAATACTTTGCAGTGCCATTTCCAGCTACATACACAGGTTGACCTTTTGTTACTGGTCCAATGATGCGCACCGGAACCCGGCCTTTTAGACCAATTGCTTGGCCGTCTATTTCACTGTTCATTAAGTATGCTGGTTCAGCTGATATAACACCTATCGGAAAACCATTTTCGATACATGATTCTGCTTCGTGACTTTCTTTTCCAATCATCATTACTGTTCCAATTGGATATTCTTGATCAGTAGTATACTTTTCCGCTAAGTCAGCATAGCGTGCAGCAGTTGCTACACCATTAAAAAATCTAGCATCAACATCTCCGCCGGCACCTCGAAGCACAATAGTATTTGGTGTTTTATTAACATCTAATACTTTTCCGTTTACGCTTTGTGTATCTGTTGATTGACCATCAAAAATTACAGCACTAATAGTACCTGTTGCCGATCTAATTGGAATAGTAGCAAATCCAGGCAAGTGTGTATTAGTTGGATCTAAGTTAGTTAATTTATTAGCAGAAATTGCTTCTCTAGACTGTCCATCAAGTGAACCAACAAACTGTCCTGTAAATTTCTGTGCTGTAAATTCTCTCGTTGCTTGATCAAAAATCTTAATAGATGTTGACGGACTTGTTTGAGCATACAGATCACCTGTAACATTACCAATTAAGTCGCCGTGTACATCTCCTACTAGTTCGCCTTTCAAATTTTCAGCCCAAACAGTTTTAAATTTACGTGATTCAAGTCCTAAATTGACTAGTCCTGTTGTTCCTGGATAGATAGTATTGAAACTATCAGCATCTGTTACAAACGCTTGTTCTCTACTAAATGTTAAAAAATCTAATCTATCACTAGGCTGACTTGGATTGCTTGACGAAATAGTAATTTTACCATTAACTTGGTTTTCAATCGCAGGGTTTTGATCACTATTAATATAAATTTTTAATGCTTTAATTGGATTTCCAACAGTAAAGCCTAAGTCAGCAAATGATTGCTCTGTAGTAAATCCTTCTGTACCGTCTGTTCTTACAAATCTTGTTTGATCTAGGCCGCCAAGTTTTTCTGCGTTACTGGCTGTACCAAAAAATCTAAATCCAGCACTATCACTAATACCAGTTGTTCCATTAACACTGTTTAGTGTAATACCTTTCTTAATTTGTCTACCGGCTTCACTGAAACCTGCTAGTGTATTATCATTACTTAAAGTAAAATCATCATCATTACTGAAAACGGCTGTAGTAATACCGCCAACCACAGCACGTAGAATAACATGTGATGTATTATTACTGTCTTTTACTACTTCGGTAACAATCTGAGAAGTACCAAATCCCGGTGCGCTTTGCGGTCCAATTAGAACAAAGTTAGAACCATTCCAAGCACTTAACTGATTTGTTTGGCTATCAAACCAAAGATCACCTTGTGACAATCCTGTCGGTGGACTGGTGCCAATTTCAGCTCCACTTGCTGATCTAAAACGTCTACCATCATAAAATTTAAGTTTTAAGTTATCTGTATCAAACCAAACTTGACCAGTAATAGGTCTTTCAGGTTGAACACTGTTAGCAAAACTTTCAAGTAGATGTAAAAAGTTCTCGTTCTGTACTTCGCCATAGCCGCTATAGTTCCTTCCAACTAATTTAATATCAGTTGTAGTATCAATAGTACCGTCTGCTACGCTTACTAAAAATGTTCCGTTATATTTGTCTACTTGATATGCCATGTTTTTCCCGCTCTATACGTATTTATTCAAACGTCTTAACTGCGTTTGCTTGAACATCATCGTCTGCTTGTGATACAAATGTATATGCTTCACTATTTGAAGAATATGCTGTTACTTTCTCATCTAAATTTGCTTTTGCAGCATCAATAAATGCTTTCATTGCTGTAAATGCTTCAGTATTAGTAATGTCTGATGCGTCTAACATTTCAATAATAATGTTTAACTGTTTATGAATAGGGTATTCTTCAAGTATCTTAACATTTGTATTATATTTGAGTGTAGACTCAACAACTAGCGGTTTTTCAGTTTTGCTTTGAACACTGCCTGTATTGTAATCGCCTTGCCAATAATCGCCATTATCACTATCCATAGTGACTGTTCTAATTTGGAACTTGTCACTGTCAATATAAGATGTATCTTGATCTTGATCCATCATGGCAACAAGAACACCATTAGACGTCATAAAGATTAATTTTTTAGTTTCTACTGCCATATTATACTCCCCAAGCCAGTACTAAACTGTACTTCGGCTTCTCATCTTTTCCTATTTCTGTTACTTCATGTTCTAAATCAATTGGCATATCAACAACAGCACCCGGTTTTTCTTCAACCAAGTAACCATTTCCGTTATTGTCATACCATTTAAAGTGAGGTTTATCACTTTGTAGGAACACTAATTTAAATTTCCAATAACTGCCGATTGAATCTTTATGTCTTGGTAAAGAATCGCCCGGATCATATCTATTAAGTGTTATGCTTTCTACAAACGTTTTATCTTCTGGAATTGTTTTCCATATAGCGTCCATTAACTCATCTGGCATGTGAGTATGAAACATACTTTTCATATTGCTTATGCCGTACTTTGTTTTAAACTCAAACGCATCACCGTCAGCTCTCATTGAAAACTTGTCTGAATATTTTTCAGCCAACGCGACTATTTCATCTGGATTCGTACAATAATTTTCTATGAGACTAACCTGAGACATATAGCCAACTATTCCCCGCTTGATTAACTTCGTAAATTAAATTATTATTTCTTGTAGGATCTTGAACTGTTGTTGTAACAGTTACATTACTAACAAATGTTCTACCAATCCAGCTACTCCTTGAAACGTTAGCCGCTGTTGTAACATTTTGTCTAGTACTTGCAACGTGTGCTCTAGTTCCAGGTTCAAAATTACTTACTGGTGCCAATGTGTTTAGCATGTAAGCTACTGATCCTGGTCCTGATGAAGTTTCATTTAATCCTCTAGTATCTAAACTTAAAAATATTGTTCTGCTTCTAATTGCTGTATTAACATAACCTACTGTTGCCGCATGGTCATTTAGAGTTGGCTGAGCTGTAATTGTTAAATTACCTACCATTGTGTCGCCTGTTTTAGCAACTCTCGAACTATCTATTACTGTAACATTTTGACTGCCATCAAATACAACACCATTAATTTGTGGCGTTCCTGCTAATCTTGTAGCAGTATCGGCATTACCATTAAATGTACCATACCAATCTTTTGTATTACTATTATAAGCAAGGCTAGCATCATTAGCATATACATCACCAATAATATCGCCTGTTAGTCTATTAACAAGTGTAATACTATCGGCATTAATATTTGTTATAGTTGCGTTTGTTCCGGTAAATGTCTTTGTACTTGCTTCATATACAAAATTATTAGAGCTATCTAAAATATCTCCTTTTAAACTGCCAATCAACGTACCATTAAGTTCATCAGTTAACGCATCGATCATTGTAAGACCACTATCACTAACTACATTACCGTTTAGTATACCTTCAAATCGTTGGGCATAAATTTCTTTTGAATATAATTTATTATACTGCTCTGTTGCTGATCCAATATTATATCTTTGGTGTGCTCCTGGTAAAATTCCCACACTAGAAAAAATACTAATATCATCTTCAACTGGACCTGTTTTAATTCTAACTCTTAATGTATTACCTAAACTATTTTCAATAACACCTTCATTACCATTGTCAACAGCAATTCTTAGATCGCCATCTGTACCAATAGTTAATCCAGCATCGTCATAGGTAGAACCTCCCGGTGATCTAAGTACAAAATTACTAATATCTAGCCCGGTAAATTTTAATGTGTCGCTAGCAGTTCCCCAAAATCTGTGATCACTAGACGTTACACCCGAAACAGGTGTGTTTACTAAAGTAATACCTTTTTTAATTGTGGTAAAACCAGCAATATTTTCAATAACACCAATTACAAACTCATCATCTGAAATTACACCAATTACTGTATCATCAATAGTAAGTTTTACAATAGCATGAGCAATGTTACTGTCATCTCTAATTACAGCAGAAGTCAGTTTCGATTCGCCAAAACCAGTTGCTCTTTCAGGACCAATTAATTCAAAATCAGTTCCGTTCCATACGCTAATTTGTCCATTAGCATTATCATACCAAAAGTTACCAATATCTTTAGATTGTAGACCAGTAGGTGGTGTTAAACTTACATCAGCAATAGCAATGCTTCGCCAAGTATTATCTGAGGATCTAAATTTAATTTTGTTGTTTAGATCGTCATACCATATTTGACCAGGTATACTCTTGCGTGGCTGTGTGTCACCTCTGAAATGTTCTAGTAAAGCAAGAAAGTTTTCGTTAAGGATTTCACCATAGCCGGCGTAGTTTTTACCTACAAACCTTAGGTCAGTGGATGAAGTATCTACTGTTTGATCTGGTACTGTTGTTTGTAGTACACCGTTGTATCTGTTTACGTTATATGGCATCCTTCGCTCCGTTACCTAATTGCCCTAGCGGCATTTTCTCTTTCTTGTTCTAATTCTAAATACTGTTCTTCAGTTAAACTAGTAACAACACCTAATGCTTTTTCTCTAGTGTGTCTAAGCACTTTCCAATCAGTACTTGTTAAAAATTCTAAATGTTCAATGTTTGCTTTAGCATCAGCTTCGTCTTGTAACTCGCTAGCAGGTCTTAGAGAAACTGTCTTTGTAGCAGTATCAAAATGATATTTTCCGCCTTCGATAAGATTCATTTCTTCTTGTGTAATTTCAATAACTTCAACAGTGGCCGGAACATTAGGCCTGTAATTTAAAATTGCTGATACTGTGTTATCTTCTATACAAACGTAATACATATTAACTCCAAATTGCTAGCCAGTTTGCGGCTGGTGTGCTTCGCTGTTCTGTGTTTTGTACCCATACTCTAATTCTATCACTTAAACTAGACCACGTACATCTAATACTGTCATTGCCATCAACTCCGCCAGCATAATGTACCATAGCAATGCTAGGTATAAACGCTTTTAGATCGGCCATTGTCTTTCCTGCCGGAGGAAAAACATCGAAATTGTTTCTACTGTTATTAAAACTTCCTACTTGGTTTGTATAACCAGTTGTACTGTATTGTGTATTGCCGTAAGTAATTGTATATTGTGCTGGTATTTGAGCAATAATACTTTGTGCGTTTGCGGTATCTCTAGCATCAACATACTGCTTTGTTGCAGCTTGTAAATTTTGTGTAGGATCTTGATGTAATACCAACGATCCTGTAAGAATTCCTCCGCTTAAAGGCAACTTAGTTATATCAGCAACTGTGATAGGACCACTACCGTCAAACGGAACATTATTAATAGTTGTAGGCGATGTTAGTTTATTTGCTGTTGATGCGTTACCAGTTAGTGAACCAGTAAACACTCTCGTTACTTCATCGTAAGCAACACTGGTGTCTGTATTTTGAATACTACCCACAAGTGTACCTGTAACATTACCTATCACAAATCCTGTAACATTACCCGAAACATTACCTGTAACATTACCAACAACAGGGCCTGTATGTGTTCCTGTTACATTACCTGTTACATTACCAACAACTGGTCCGTTGTGTGTTCCTTGTGTATTTCCTGTTAAATCAGCATTAATTGTATTAGCACTAAAGTTACCAGCGGCATCTCTAGCAACTATAGCATCACTTACGTCATTTGCTGTAGCATTTACAGACCAACTAGTTTGATTTGTTCCATCGAAATTATTACCTACAATATAATTTCCAGCAACTAGCTGATTAGTAGTACTAGCTTTTAGTGTAATATTAGTTGACCCGTCAAACGCTACACCGTTAATGTTTCTTGGTGTTTCTAGAGCCGATGCTGTATCAGCATTTCCATGTAAGTCGCCATTAATAAATGTTGAAGCATTTAAATTAATTCCTGCGTCTAAACTACTAAATCCTGGAATAGTATTAATAGTGTAAGGACTATCTGTTACCATCGCAATTACAGTTCCATTGACTGTTATTTTGATAGCAGGATGATCTGTGCCAAGCGAGTCAGTAACACTTTCACTAATAGCTCTAGTAGTACCACTAAATCCTGGTACATTCTCAGCACCTACAAATACAAACTGTGTTCCATCATATACATGAAACTTTTTGCTTGTTGAGTCTAACCACGTGTCTCCAATCGAAGGCGTTGATGGTGCTGTAGCACTAACTTCTGTTCCGCCTACAAGTAACCAAGAATTAGCATTATAAACTTTTAATCTATCAACATCGCTATCATACCATAGCTGTCCTTTGATTGCTTTCGGTGGAGCGCCAACACCGGCAAAGTTTTCCAGCATCCAAAGGAAATTTTCATTTTGAATTTCTCCATAGCCAGCAAAGTTTTTACCGACAAGTCCTATGCTTGTAGTCGAGTCTAGTGTACCATCCTGTAGTACTACTAATTGATCTCCATTAAATTTGTTTATCTGGTATGGCATGTTTTTTCTTCCATTATATCATATTTACCGTATTATGGCCTTATAAAGTTTACTAGCCCAGTTAATGGGTCTGTTGGGTTTGTTTGATCTTCTACTAGGCCGCCGCCTGGTGAAACTACCCAAGAAGTTTTAGTTATATCAAGTTCGTAGGTTGTAATTCCTCTGATAGTGAATAATCTAGGTGGCGCTTTAGCACTGATACTGTCAGCATCAACTTCTCTAATAACACCGTATGTTGCTGTTGGGCCACTTGGTGTTTCACTACCTTCAACATCATATAATGTTGTGGTTGTCAGTGTCGGTGTTACTGAATTAATATTACCTAAAATTTGTCTAAATGTACTAATTCTTATTTTTGTACCAGCTTCGTATTCTGCCGGAGGACACATTCTTAAAAGTTCTGTAGCAATTTCACTAGCAGTCATTGGGTCATTTTCGTTTGGATAATAACCTGTAATGTTCATGTTAAACGGTATGCTTCGTGTTCTTACATAATTTGTAACATAAGTTTTTGTTGTTGCTTGCGATCTTTCTGTAACACTTAAATTATCAAATGCTTCTGTAGTTTGTACAATATTAGTTTGATTTGTTGTAAATAATCCAGAAATTTTAGGATTAGTACCAACTAGTACAATATCGCCTCTTGGCTCAATTTTTAAATCTGTCGGATGAGCTGGATCACCGTTTGAATATGGAGCAGTTACACCGTTGTTAGAAATAATATTATCATTAAGTGTAATATTATCAGCAGTAAGACTTACTTGATTACCAAAAGAGGTTAACCCTGGAGCACTATTTACAGCGGCCGCTAATTCAATACCAGCGCCTGTATCAAATAATACATTTGCTCCATTAATTTGATATCCTTTCAATGCTGGAATATTAATATTTTCACTGAAATTCCACGTGTCTGTAGCATTGTCCCAAGTAATAGTATGATCAGTATCTCCTTTAAGAGCAATACCTCCGCCATCTGCTAATAAATCTGTAGCTATTCCTGCGCTTGGGACTGCTAATTCAATTAGTTTATCTTCAACTTGTACGTTTGTTGATTGTACTTCTAGCACAGATCCTGTTACAACAAAGTTACCGTTTACTTGTAAGTCTCCGCCTACAACAGTTAAACTGTTTGGATAGCTTTCTAAAAGTTTTAAAGTGTCTTTTCCTGATTCAGTAGCATCATTAGGTGTTGCTACAATAAAGTCTAAATTGGCGCCGCTCTTTCTGCCTCTAACTGTTAATCTTTGATTATTAGTACTGTTAAGTAAGAAAATATCTCCAGAGCCTTCTGAACCTAATTGTCCGTTTGTTGCTTCGCCAAAACGTAATCCGCCGGATTGCTGAATTGTAACTACTTCTGTAAACACATTTGCTTGATTCTTTTTAGCAAAAATATCAGCACTTAGTCCGCCAAGTGCTTCAGCATTAGTAGCAACACCTTGGAATTTGTAACTTTGCTTAATAGGATTAAAACCAACTTTGACTGACTGTTGATCATAACCAGGAATAGCAATTCTTGGTGAAAATTCTTGCTTACTGTAAAACCCTACCCTATCTCCGCCTACATAAACTGTTGTAATTGTTCTGTTTGTACTATTTGAATCTTCAATGTCCTCAACTACAACTCCACTTACGCCTTGCGAGATTTTATAATCAGGGCCAATTAAGTAGTCTCTTGTACCGTCATAAAAGAATAATTGTCTTGTAACAATATTAAACCAAAAATCTCCAGAGCTAATGTCTAGTGGTCGTTCGTCACTTAATGCTGATGTACCAACTGCTTTCCACTCTGTTCCAGAATATACTTTAATTCTATTTTCAGTTATGTCAAACCAAAGTTGGCCTGTTAAAGGAGCAGTTGGTGACGAATCGCCCGCAAAATTTTCAAGCATTTTAACAAGATTTTCGTTAATATACTCTCCATACCCACTGAAGTTTTTACCAACCAGTGTAATATCAGTTGATGCTTGATCTATTTGGCCATCTGATACTGTTGCTATTGCTGTTCCGTCTGTTCTGTTAATTGTATATGCCATTTATACTGCGCTCCGTTAAGTTGGTAAACCACTTCGAATAATATAATTCAATGTAAGGTATGGATTCATTACACCAAATGGTCTTCCTACAAGTGAATCTGGTTGTCCTGGTGTTCGTTTATTCTCGTTCGCTATTCTTACTAAACCACTGGATGACATTTTCTGTCCGCCGTTAGTTACTGAACCTGCTTTAATTCTAGTATTTGCTTGGCCTGTTCCGCCGATTTGCGTTGTTGGTCCAAAGTCGTTAGGTGCGTTTGTAACTTCATTAAATGCGTAAAACTGAGCACCACTAACAGTGTTTGTATTTGAACGACCTTTCATATCGTGATCGTGATCTGGAATATTATACTGTTCAATTATGTAAGCATCATCGCCTTCGTATGCTCCTAATAAACTCGACTCTGCTTGATCAACTCTAGATGTTGCTAAGTCTCGTATAGCATCGTATTGTCCTGTTGGATGAGGTATTTTTGCTCCACTATTCATATTTTCTTTACCTAGTGGAAAACGACCTCTCATGTCCGGAACTCTAAATGATGGTTGTATTGTACTGTCGATTGTTGATTGTAAACTTCCTTTACCTTGAATATCATTATAAGTGTCGCCAATAGCATCATATAAATCTCTAAATCTATATTGCTCGTATTCAGATCCGTCACATAACAAATATCCATCTGGTAGATTAGTTTCTGGACCAGCATAAGGAAGTACTGTTCCAATAGGAACGCCAGCATCGCCTAAAAATACTTCTCTGGTTACTTTTCTTAATCCTGCTGTTCTACTGTAAAATAGAATCTCATCATTTAGTCCGACACTACCAGCACTGGGTTTAGTTGAAATAATATCCGAAGTTAATTCTGTTTGGAAAGTTTTATTTAGGTTTCCTGTACCATTAAACGATATTACGTTGGATGATACATCACCTTCTAATTTAAAATTAGTAGCACTTGCTAATGATGTTGCTGAGTTAGAGTTACCATCAATGTTACCTCTAAGTGTTCCTTCCACTTCGTTAGCAATAATTTTATTTGCGTAGATTGTACTGTACTTGTTATTTGCTTCGCCAATTGTTTCTGACCCGGTAAGCGGTGATATTGATTTAGTGATCAATGTACCACTATTCATCGTAAGGTCGCCGCCAACATTAATATTTTTTGCTACGCTTAGGCCGCCTTCGGTTCTGATACTACCATTTTGTAAATTTGTACTTTGTGTTTCAGATGTAAATTGTACATCACCAGTTGCTTTTACAGATCCAACAATATCCAATGTTGAGCTAGGATTTAGATTGTTAATACCAACCTTAGTTTCGATAACCCTTAATACTGTAGACGGAACTCCAAACGATCCTGTTCTACTAGATTGTAAATCAATACTAGCTCCAGGTGTACTATTGTAAACAACAGCGTTGGCATTTTGTACTCGTAAGTTCATGTTACCATTTGTACCTACAAATACACCAGAATCATCTCTTACGTTCAACTGTTTTTGGATTGTGCCAACAACATCTGTTCTAATAAAACTTGTCGAAGGAATAGTATCTCCAGCAACAACTAATCCGTCTGCCGCACTAGCTGTTCCGATTAGTTTTGGAAATACTTGTTCTTCTGAAATATCAGTACGTGCTGTAATATTAATACCAGCTTCGATACTGTTAAACCCTTGAATTACAACTTTAGGTGTAAAGCTGTCTTTTGAAATAATTGTTACAGGAATATCCTGCGAATAAAATATAATAACTGTTCTCGATACGTTATCAATATCAAAAATGTTTTCAACTAGCGGTCCTGACTTAGTACCTTCACTAAATTGAGGTCCTACTAATACCCAAGTAACGCCTGACCATAGATATAATTGCTGTGTTGATGTGTTTACCCAAAGATCGCCAAGGGCGGCACCTTGCGGTTCGTCAACTCCGGTTCTAATATTTGACGTAGTTTTCCAACTAATGCCATCGTATACAAAAAGTTTATTTTCTACACTATTAAACCATAACTGACCTGTTACTGCTTGTGAATCGCTTGGTGCTACATCACTAGCAAAATTTTCTAATAGATGCAGAAAGTTTTCAGCAATAATTTTTCCATAGCCGGTTTGATTACGACCTGGTATAGTAACACTAGTGTCAACATTTGAAGTATTATCAAATATTTCTAATGGTTCTGGATGTAGTGTATCATCTGTAAAATAAACTTTGTACGACATTATTATACCTCAGTAAATCCAGTTAGACTCTGTATTCTAACTGTGTAATCAATTTGTATTAGTCTGTTAAGTGACTTTTGTACAGGATGAAAAACAACATGTGTTAGTAACTTTCCTGTTGATGCTTTAAGCCCAAGTTCATCAAATACATATTCGCCATCCATATCAACTGAATTGTCAAATGCTTCCTGGCCTTCTGGTTCACCGTAATCTAATAAACACGAAACAACAATATCACTGTATGTTGCTCCAGTAACATGACGGACTTCCATTTTATTTCTAGTGTTGTCAGTATTTGTGGCAGAATTTTGATCAACAACTTTTGTATATGTTTGATTATATAGACTCGAGTCTGTACCATTTGTGTTTGGTGTTAGGTATGTAATAAGCCCTGTTGGATCTACTACCGTACCTCCATTACCAAAACTCATTTCTGAGATCCAGCCTTCGCCTTGATTGGATAAACTTTGTGCCATCGCAACACTAATATTTTCATAGTGTATAGCATTCCGTTTATCTACATAAACTTCATTTGTTTTAGGGTCAAAAATCTTAATATGCCCTTCAATTTGAAACCCGCTTTGCTCGTCGGGCTTCTTGTTTTCTGTTTGATTTTGTTTGTTTTCTGCCATATCCGTCTCTTTGAGTTTGTTATCTCTCATTGTATTTATTCGGGTAGTTCTGTGCTACTATTTTGTAAGAATCTTGCTATAGCGGTAGTTGCTTCGCCTAATGAATTTCCATTAGAAACCGTTGATTCCCCTCGATCGTACCAAGTTCTGCCTGTTCTCCTAATTACGGTAATACGTGTTCCTGGTGCTACAGGATCTGTTAACCTTATATACTCATTTATGCCATCTACACTAAATTCCGCATCGTACTGGACATCACCGTCTGGACTATATGCGGCTTTAGTTGTATCATACATTGTAAACTGATCTTTTCTTAGTCTGCGGCCACCAACAAATAGTTCAACGTTATCGCAACGGCCATATCCTTCTGGTATATTGCTATCTGTAAATTCTCCGCCTTTTACTGGAACATATTCTAATGGTCCAATTAATAAACTAGTACCGTCTGATACAAAATCAACTTTATCTTGTTCATCGTTGTACGGTACTTGTTCAGTAAATCCAGTATCAATTACTTGTGTTCCAGCACTGTGTATTGGTCTAATACTTGTGCCCTGGAAACCACGTCTTATATTTTGAAGTTCGTTTCCGGATTTATTTAGATACTGTATTTTCTCTCCATTAATAGTAACAATTCCTGGCTGTCCTGATCCTGGTGTTGGTAATTTAGAAGCATCGCTGAGATTAATTACAGTGTCGTAATAGTTTAAGTCAGTAGCAAGTGTTACATCAATAATTTGATATCTAGAATAATTGTTTCTACTCAATACATCTCTATAAATTTCATAACTTAAAGGAGTATTATACACTTTATTACTATAGACTATTGTTTCGATGATATCTGACACAACAGTTGTTTGCTTTATGTACACAGAATCTCCTGCTGGGCCAACATAAAAGTCAATATTTGGTGTTAACCTAGTTCCATTTACATAAACCCAAACGCTAGAAATATCTGTAACACTTCTTTGAAGTTTATAGCTGTTTTGATTACCTTGATAAACATCTCTTAAGATATCTACTTCAGTGTATTGTGTAAACCATATAACATCAATATAATCACCATTGGTAATATTAAACAAAGAACTAAATGTAACGTTTCCGTCAATAATTTGATAGTTAATATCTGCTAGATTTTCAATTAATACAGTATCTCCAACATTAATATCTTTTGTAATTTCAATTTCATTATCGGCACCGTTAAAAATATAATCAATAGCATTTTCTAATAGTGTACCGTTAACAAAAACTCTAATCTGTGTAGGAATAATAGTTCCGCTACTTAATTTTGGATCATCATTTAACTTAATAACAGGTTCGCCATCATAAATTTTATATGTACTGTCGATAGTTTTAAGTAATGAACCATTATATTCAACAATGACATTAGAATTATCCGACGATCCTAATTGATCATAGAATGAAATTGGATATTCAGTTGTTCCTGGTGTAAGATTAATTCTTTCCTGATTAATTCTAACAATACTTTCTGATTGTCCGCTTTCTTGTGATAGAACAACAATTTGAATTAGGTCGCCGTTGCCTGGCGCAACACCAAACTCAACTAAAGTATTATTAGATTCGTTAACAACTCCGTTACTGTTAATAAAGCCAACTGTTGTAGGTTCTCCATTAACTGTAGCAAACACTCTGCCAGTGTCACTAAACGGAGCTCCTGTTAAGAAATAACGTGTTTGATTATCTCCTGTAAACTCTCTTACATCTAGTAGTTCAACACCGCCAACACCTAACGAGAATACTTCAATAATTTCATTAAATCCAGGCGGATTAATAAATCTAACCAAGTTATTTTGATAATCAACTGTATAATCTACTTGATCAACTTGTTGTTGTTTGTTAACAAACACAAGTAAACTTGCGTTTTCTAAAATGTGCTGATCAATAGCAAACGTTGAAGTATTATTGTCACCAGTGTAAATTCTTGAAAGCACAGCTGGAGCACCAAATCTGTCTGTATGGAATACTTTAATGCTCAATGTTTCTAATACTTGCCCAGGCACATTTTCTTCTGGTGCTGGAACTTGATCAGGACTAATAAATTTCTCGCCATCAATGACAATTTCTTCTGGTAAAATTCCTGTTGCTGTACTATATGGATTAGAACCAAGTAACGTTCCGCCACTTACTTCAGCGTCAATATAGTTTGCTGACTGTATATCAATAGATCCGTCACTGTCAACAGGACGGAATATTAATGTATCACCGTCAAATATTTCAATGCCTTCGTCTGGATATGGAATAGTAATAACATTAGTGCTTCCATCTCCAATAAACGTTGGCATAATAGCATTTTCGTTTGTAACCAATGACGGTGTTCCAAAGTTTGGATCATCCAATCTTGTTGTTGTAGTTTCGCCTTTCCTTCTGATATAGATGTTATATATTTTTCCGCTTTCTGGAACTTCAGGCAATACAAATTCATGTGTGCTGTCATCAGCGGCAATATAAAAATCTTTAGTATTACTTTCTGCGCTATCCCAACCTTCAGTAAACCAAGGCAACGCATCCCACCCGGCACCAATGTCAAATGTAGCACCTTGGACAATTACTCCGCCGTAATCCATACCAGTTACTAGTTGTGAGTAATCTGTTGAAATTTCACTGCCATCATCTGGAATTTCTTTGTCAATACCTAACATTCCGTCAGTTGGCTTATAATATTTGTCTATTCTATTAAGGCTGTCTAGTACTTCATCGTTCTTTTCATATACAACTTTTACTACTGAACCTTCAGGTGCCGCAACTAACAGTGTTAAGCGTCCTTTTAGTACAGTAATATCGTTAATTACTTTTGTAAACAACGTAACGGTATAATCACTGCTGAATAGTTGTTCATCGTCAATAGTAATAACAATAGAACCTTTATCTAGTGTACTTGGATATTTTAAATCAAATGTAGTTGTTCTACCTGTTCCTGTAAATGTTTCTGTTTCAATAAATTTCTCAGTATCACTAAACGCCTTAAATGTTGGAGTTTTGCTATATCTGTCAAACTTAATTTTACTATTAAACATTCTAGCTTTACTATTGCCGATTGTAGCAACAGCACTAGCACTAAATTGTGTTTGTGTACCGACTCCGCCTACAAGTTCAATAGTAGGAGTGCTTGTATATCCACTACCGCCATCAAGTAAAACAATTTTAGTAACTTTTCTATTTGAAACGTAAGCTCTAGCTTTTGCTCCAGAGCCGCCACCGCCATTAAATATTACTTGTGGTGGAGTTGAATATGTGCTACCACTATCAGTCAATGTAATAGCAGTAACTTCATATGTGTAATTGTTAAACCAATTATTCCACGGTTGTAAATCAACTTCTGAATCACCTAATTTAACAGGATTAATTGTATTAGTAACAACATCATATTTTGGAGGTAAATCAAAATCAGACACAGTAGTATTTGTGTTATCAAGATTTAGATACCTACTGGTATAATTTCTAATCTTTGTTCTATATGGTTTAACTTCTTCAATATATTTTTGATAAGCAGACAAGTTATCATTACGGAAATTTAATTTTTGTTCTAAGTTTCCTACATTGTGGATAGCATTTAAGAAACTTGTTTTAAATACCCAGTCCACATATAACTGTTCGCTTAATACATAATGAATATTTACAAAGAACAGTTTATTCCAATATCCGTCAAGTTCGTCAACAAATACATTATATTTTACAGCATTTAAAATGTTTCTAAATTCTTTAGATGCACTTGTATCATACCTATTACTATCGTATGTTTGTGTTTTGTCATAACCTACAGATTCTGTTTCTGTATTATAAAACTTGTTAATAATTTGTATAGTTCCGTTGTTTCTTCCTACAAGTCTATATTTGTTAACAATAGTAGCTGAACTATCAGAAACACGTTCTAATACTGCCCATCCACCAGAGCCATAATCATCAAGTCTTAATAACTCTCCGTCATTAAGTGTAACTTCAGGTTCTGCGTATAAACCAGGCAATGATTGACTAATTCTTGATTCTTCTGAATAACCAATCTCCCACCAGTCTACTGTTTCCCAATACTTAGTTGTATCAAATTCCTGTGTTGCTGTTCTATAGAACTGTTGTTCTCTAACGCTCCAAGCATAGATACTCCAGAAACCATTAACTGTACTATCACTTTCAACTAGAACGCTGTAAGGTCTAACAATTGGTGTAGCATTTAAATATTTTTTACCTTGATTTGTAACAGTTACGCTGGTAATTCTACCAAAACTATCAATAGTTGCTTCGGCAGTTGCGCCTTCTCCATCACCTGTAATTGTAATTAACGGCGCTCTTTTATAACCAAAACCACTTTTTACAATTTCAATAGTATTAATATGACCGTTAATAATATTAGCAATCAGTGTTGCTTCCTGAATATTAGCTGTTGTTTGAAATACTAATTCTGCTTCAGTATCAATTGTAACATCATAAAGATTTTTTACAGAACTTGGTTTTTCGTCAATTAAGTTTAGATATTCATAATCAATTTCATCGGCCAACGGAAGTGTAGCAAGAGCATCGTTAATAAATGTAATAGTTTGTTCTACTGCTACATTTCTATTAACAAAAATAGTCTGTCTTGGACGACTAGCAATTCCGTACTTGTTTTTGTCTGAGAGAGCAGGATCTGGAATTTGATTTCCTAGTATATCACTTCCGACTAAACTGTCAATCCATTTTCTTTCTAGATCTTCGTTTGGATCATTTTTGCTTGATTCTGTTGCTAACAAATATTCATTGTGAATTAAATTTAAATTATCATCTGTTTTATAATATTGTATGTTAACGCTAAATTCATCTGAACTTAACAGTGTTTTAAGATTACTAATTGTAATTTTATCCTTGTCAACAATATAAGCAAACGGTACACCAGCATTCTGTGGATTTTCAATATAATCAGAAACTTGTGATGCCGCTAATGTTTTATCACTATTAGCTTCTTGATCAAACTTGTCTTTAACCCAGAAATAATATTTTGTACTAGATATATTTCCTGTTATTGGATTTATATTTTGCTTGACACTATAAACAGTATCATCGTAAAGAGGAGTTCCTGTTATACTAGGATCATCTTTATTTGTTTTCTGAGCATAGTTACTTGGTGTTAATGTTGATTCTACCCACTGATAAACATCAATAGAGCTTCCTTGGGCATAACTGTTCCAATTGCCATTTCTAAATACAACATCGCCTTGTTCATAAACAAGATATTTTACTTTAGAAGTATCCCACCAAATTTGGCCTACTTGTTTTTCGCCCCAGTGTTGGCCTTCATCTTGAGTTGTAAATTCTTCGTTCTCAGACTTACTATAAACAGCAGGATCAAAAGGTGTTTTATAATCAATATTTTGTTCTACTATTCCTAACAATTTGCCTTTGTAATAATCAATTACATCAATATCAGCAATTTTTGTATAGATATCTTTTTCGTATGCCGCTAAGTTTTTAAGTTTAGAAATATCAACTTGAGGAAGTTGTGTTCTAATCGCTTCCCAAGGTTTAACATTTTCTTGCTTTTCAAACTTTTGAATTCTTCCAATAACAACTTCAGTAAACGCAGGATCAGTCGAAAGATACTTAGGTGAACCTACAATAATAGTGTTATTACTTGTTGCTAGTGATCTACCAAAATCTTCATTGTTATTAAGCCCATCTTCAAATACTTCACCTAGTACCCACTTTCCTCCGTATTCATTGAATACAAATACTTTACCTGTAGTGCCCAACGGATCAGCAAATGTAGTTGTGTATCTGTCAAACTTAGTTTGATCA